AATGCTGGTTTCTCGGGTTCAGGTGCTTCACCTGTCGCAGGTTTCGACCCCGTTCTGATCTCCTTGATCAGACGTTCTATGCCTAACCTGGTCGCATATGACCTCGCAGGTGTTCAACCAATGTCCGGTCCTACTGGACTTATCTTCGCAATGCGTTCCAAGTATTCCACCCAAGGTGGTTCGGAAGCATTCTTCGACGAAGCAGATACCTCGTTCTCTGGTCAGAACGCAGGCAGAAGTCTCACTGCTGGTGAGTCTGATGCTGCTGCTGGTCTGGGTACTACCCAAGCACAAGCTGGTACTAACCCTGCTGCACTGAACCCAACTGGTTCTGCATCTTCGACCGCATATGATGTCGGTCAGGGCATGACCACTGCCAATGCTGAAGCACTCAGCGGCACTGGTGATACTGCCTTCAACCAGATGGCATTCAGCATTGAGAAAGTTACTGTGACTGCGAAGTCCAGAGCACTCAAAGCAGAGTACTCCCTGGAACTGGCACAGGACCTCAAGGCAATCCACGGTCTGAATGCTGAGGCTGAACTCGCAAACATTCTCTCTACTGAGATTCTTGCTGAGATCAACCGTGAAGTAATCAGAACCATCTACAAGATTGCTGAACCAGGTGCTGCTGCTAACACCGCAACTGCTGGTGAGTTCGATCTTGACATCGACTCAAACGGACGTTGGAGTGTTGAGAAGTTCAAGGGTCTTCTTTTCCAAATCGAGAGAGATGCGAACGCAATCGCACAAAGAACTCGTAGAGGGAAGGGCAACATGATCATGTGCTCGGCAGACGTTGCCTCCGCACTGACCATGGCTGGTGTACTTGATTACACCCCTGCACTCAATGCAAACCTCAACGTTGATGACACTGGTAACACCTTCGCAGGTATCCTGCAAGGCAAGTACAGAGTCTACATCGACCCATATTCTGCAAACGTTGCTGCTAACCAGTACTACGTTGTTGGTTATAAGGGTACTTCCCCTTATGACGCAGGTCTGTTCTACTGCCCATACGTTCCCCTTCAGATGGTTCGTGCAGTTGGAGAGAACACCTTCCAGCCCAAGATTGGCTTTAAGACCCGCTACGGCATGGTCGCAAACCCATTTGCTGAAGGAACCACTGCTGGAGCAGGTCGTCTCCGTGTTAACAGCAACCGCTACTACAGAAGAGTTACTGTTAAGAACCTCATGTGATCTATACTCACAAGAGTTATTTGGAGGGTCCTTCGGGACCCTCTTTTTTTATCTAAATAAGAATGTAGAGAACTAAGTAACATGCCTTTTCACATTAAAACACCAAGTGTTATGAACCCAACTATTGGTGATGTATACTATAAGGGTGACAANAGATGGACTGAGACCTATGATGATAGGAAGGTGTATACTAACGAGTCTGATGCTAATGCAGACAAAGCAACCACCGTTACTAAGAATGGTGTAACTTACACTCCTAAGCATTTTACTAATGCCACTGTAGTTTCTGAATAATTATGCCTAAGAGAAAAGATCCTGCGGAGAGACCAGGAACTCCGATTGAGAATAGAAATTTCTTANCACCAACTGGTTTTAAGTTTGCTCTTAAGAGAAGTCCTGCCGCGGCATTTTTCTGCAATCAAGCAAATATTCCATCTTTAGACCTTGGTATTGCACAGCAAACCAGTTACTTAAAAGATATTGATGTCCCTGGTGACAAAATTCAATTTGGAGATCTTACTCTAAGATTTTTAGTTGATGAAGATCTTTTTAATTTCATGGAAATTCAAAACTGGATTAGAGGTCTTGGATACCCAGAAAAATTAAGTCAACTGAGTGATTTAGATAAATCTGGAAAGATTACAGGAAATTTTGCACAAAGAGGTGAAAACATCTATTCCGATGCTACACTTCAGATACTGAGCAATAATCTTGTTCCTAAATTTGAGGTATTTTTTAGAGATGTATTTCCATATTCCTTATCAACTATATCTTTTGATGCAACTGATACAGATATCGAGTACTTTACAGCAGAAGTAAGTTTCAAGTATACTATATACACACTATCGGATATGCGTGGCAACACTTTATGATCGATCTTGATAAACTTCAAGAGACGTGGGAAAAAGATTCTAAAATTGATATGGACAATCTCCATACAGAATCAACAAATATTCCCACTCTCCATGCGAAGTACTTTGAAATGTACAACACTATCTTTCTGATGAGAAAGAAAGCAGAGCAACAAAGAAAGAATATTCGACACGAACGATACGAGTACTTCAGTGGTAAAGCTGATCCTGATGTATACGTAGAAAATCCATTTCCTAAAAAAATTCGTGATAAAGATACGATGCAAAAGTATCTTGATGCTGATGAGAAATTGTCTACAGTGTGTTTAAAGATAGACTACTATGATACGATGTTAGTATACATCGAAAGTATTCTAAAACAAATTACTAATCGCACATATCAAATCAAAAACGCAATAGAGTTTATGAGGTTTAACGCAGGATTAGGATGAAAAAATTATCTGTTATTGGTGCAGGATCTGCTGGTTTACTTGCTGCAGTTCAGGGATATTATTCATTTGTTAATATGCCTGATTGGGAAGTGGAACTTATTCATGATCCCAATCTGCCACCAGAGAGGGTGGGACAAGGAACTGTTCCTGGAATAATGAATTTATTATCTATAGTTTTTGATGTTGATTGGGCAGATAATCCGTTTGATGCCACAGTAAAACATGGGATCATGTATAAAAATTGGGGAAAGAAGAAAGACAAATTCTTCCACCCTTTTGGTATGGGNTATTCTGCAGCACACTATGATGTCAATAAGTTTAGGGAGTTTATCCTTTCATCAAACAAATTTAAAGTAGTAGAAAAAAATATAAAAAATTACAATGATGTAGACTCAGATTATATTATTGATTGTTCAGGTAAACCAACATCTTTTGATAATCATACTACTCTTACAAATCCAGTTAATTCTGTATTACTGGGCAGTTCTGAAAAAGAAGATGATCTTCATTGGACAGATTGTGTGGCAACTCCTGATGGATGGTGTTTTAGAATTCCAAATATAGANTCTGTTTCTCATGGATATCTGTTCAACAAAGACATAACATCNGTAGAGAAAGCAAGAGAAAACTTCAAAGATCTCTTTGGAATTGACTCCACTGANAATTTAAATTTTTCAAATTACATATCAAATCANTTCATAATTGATGATAGAGTTTGTTTGAATGGAAATAAGTTGATGTTCTTNGANCCTTTAGAAGCAAACTCAAANCCAGCATATGTACAAGCAACCAACAGGTATTTGAGTTATATGCTNGGAAGAATGNCTAAGAGACAAGTTTATGATGAAATATTTTCTTATGTGTTGAAAATNCAAAATTATTTGCTATGGTTGTATCAGTCTGGATCTAAATACAATACTCCATTTTGGGATCATGCAACCTCATTAGAATTTGAAGATAACTTATTTGATGGACTAGTGGGGTTATGTAGTCATAGATCAATGGAGTCATTATGGTCTCTCATGGATAATGAAGACGTTCCAGATCATTATGGTCAGTGGGATTTATCTAGTATCAAAAATTGGATACAAAACACTAAGTAATCAAATGGAAGACGAAGAACAGTACTATCAATTAGAATTGCCAATAGAAGCAGTTCGTATTATTCATACTGGTTTATCGCAAGCCTGTCAAAAATGGTCAGGTGGTGATCCTGTAGAGCAAGAAAATCTTTTAGCAATGCGAGATCATTTCTACAGAATTATGTTAGAACATAGGTTTACCAATATGTAATAAATATTCGTAGATGAATGGATCTATGTGATTGACACTAGTGCAAATCTTGTTATATCTAAATCCAACGAAGTATTTTTAAAGATTAATACTGAACCTCATATTGAATACGAACTTAGAGATCACTTTAAGTTTGAGGTTCCTAATGCAAAATTTATGCCGCAGTATCGTGGTAGAAACTGGAATGGAGAAATCCATCTTTACGATATGCGGTCTAAGCAGATCTATGTTGGTCTGTTAGATAAGATTGTATCCTTCTGCGAGAACTATGGATACACTTATAAGTTTGAAGACAATAAGTTTTACGGCACTCCATTTGAAGAGAATGATAATATCTCAATGGAGGGTGTTAAAGATTACATGTACTCTATTTGCTCTCACACTCCCCGTAAATACCAAATTGAGGGAGTATACGGTGCTCTAAAGCATAA